CGGTCTGGTAACCGCCGATCACGAGCACGTCCTCGTCCTCGCCCTGGACGACCGCCGGCGCCTTGCCGAAGCTGTAGTGCCGCCAGAACTTCTGCAGGATCGAGTAGACCAACACCTGGCGGCCGCCGCCGGTGTCGCGGTACTGGAAGTACAGGCAGTTCTCCCAGGTGGTCAGGCGCAGCGCCGTCGGCGTCGCCTTGTCGATCGGCTGATAGCCGTTGACCGCCGTGCCGTAGAAGAGCGGGTTGATCGCCTCTGAGAGCCAGTCCTCGGGGCCGCCGGAGGTGGCGAAGACCCCGTCTTCGGCGACGAAGTAGATGAGCCCGCCCGGACCGACGCAGAACGCCCAGCGCCCGAGCAACCCGCGCGTGCAGAGTGACGGCGCAGTCGTCACGCCGGCGGTGCCCGAGAGGTTCGGGTAGATGAGATGCAGGCGGTTGCGCGAGAAGACGAAGCCCTGGTGGCCGGCGACGCCGCCGTGCATCAGCTCCTCAGACGGCGGACACACCTCGACGTTGCCGTCGGCCGACCAGTGATCGGGCTGGCCGGCGATCGAGAAGTAGAGATGCCCCGGACGGTACGGATCGCCGCACGCGAAGATCATGCCTTCGAGCGGGCCCCACAGCGCCGGGACCGGTTGCGCGAGGACGGTCGCGCCAGCGTCGGTGACGGTTGGCACCGGCTGATAGTGATCGTCGGGGAGTGGGCCGGCGGTGACGATGGCATCGTCGGAGAGATCGTCGAGGAAGGCGCCGCCGTTACTCGTGTTCACCCCGCAGAAGTCCCAGTCGTCGATGATCGATCCGCCGCGGCGGTAGACACGCTGACGCATCGCGCTGTCACTGTGCGCCGCCGGCGTCACCTTGAGGATCCGCCGCAGGCTGTCGACCGCCGAGGTCATCTCGTCGCTGCCGTTGCTCTCGGCGCCGGTGCGCGGATCGTAGTTGGTCGTGCGGTAGTCGTACTGCTGCGCGCCCGGCTCCATCGTGTCGGGCCCGGCGCCACCGGCCAGATAGCAGTCATTGAAGGCGAGCGCGACGGCGCGATCGGCGGCGGTGATGCGCGTGCGGATGTAGACGATCACGCCGGTGACCGTCGACCAGTCGCGGTTCGGATCCGAGCCGAGGCGCTGGAAGTCGCCGCGTCGGAGGGAGAGCCCGATGTTGCCGTACTCGAACCACTGATGCGTGCCGAGCCCGAGCTGCAGCGACGGGGCGCGCTTGGGGTCGGTCTGCGCGCGGGCATCCTCCCAGCTGTCGCGCGTGTCGTCGACGCCGCGCGTCTTCGCATCCTTGTCGCGCAGGGCGAACACGCGCGCCTGCTCAGCGGCGGTGATCTGATCGGAGGTCGCCTGCGCGAACTGCACGTAGTCGTTCGGGCGGAACGCCTTGACGTAGGCGTCGGTATTACTGCCGGGCGGCGTGTCGCTCGACACCGGCGCGAGGGTAGGGAGGACGGTGGCGCTGAAGACGGAGCTGACGACGATGTACAGCCGCACCTCCTCGGCCAGCTGCGGGTGCGACAGCTTCATCCACAGGTGCACGACGTCGTCATCCGCAGCGGGCTTGGTCGACGGGTCGCCGGTGACCGGTGAGACGGCGTCCAGCTCGGTCAGGTCGCGCGTGATCGGAATGCCCCACCAGGTGTCGTAGGTCGTGACGATCGATCCCGGCTTGGTGATGAAGTAGAGATCGCCCGTGCCCGACGGCGACGACGTCTCGTCGGTCGGCGGGTCTGGCGTGTCGGTGGCGTTGCCGAGATCGTCCTTGCCAGGTGCCCCCGCCCAGCCGGCGGCTTGCGTCGAGTCGGTCGTGTTGCCGAGACAGATGGCGCGCTTGTACTCGGTGTGCAGCGTGGCGGTCGGCGGGGCGGAGGGGATCGGCAGGCCGATCGGCAGCACGAGCCCGTCGGCGCGCACCTTCCGCATCCGGCTGCGATCGGCGATGAACATCCACGGCTCACCGCTCAAGGGCGGCCGGTGCGGGAAGAGCGTCAGCGGATCGCCGCTGTAGCCGGTGTCGATCGCCGCCGCGAGCGCGCCGCTGGTCCCCTGCCGCAAGGTGGAGTCGACGCCCCAGAAGCGGGTGACCGATCCGAAGTGCGGATCGCGCAGCTTGCGTACGGCGTGGACCGTCTGCCCGGCGGTGACCGTGGCGAGCGAGGTCTCGCCCGGGCGGATGGTCGCCTCGCCCTCATGCTCGTGCCAGATGTTGGTCAGCGCCGACCAGCCCTGCATCGCATCGAGCGAGTCTTTGAGGTTCAGCCCGTTCTGGCCGAAGCGCACGATCTGCGTCTCGAAGGGCGCCTCGAACGCCGACGCGGTGACGTTGTTCGCGCGCCGGGAGATCTGCTCCGCCATTAGCCCCACCCGCCCAGCATGATCGTCGCCACCGTCTGTGCGAGGTCGTAGCGCCGATCGCAGTAGTCGGCGCGCTCGGCGTCGAGGAGGCGCCCGACTTTGCGCAGCAGGGTCCCGAGCGCCGAGTACTTGATGCCGCTGGTGAACTCCTCGGGCAGCGGCAGCTCGGCGCCCGGGGAGAGCGCGGTGGCCGCCGGCGGCACCGCGACATAGAGCACTTCGAGCGTGCCGCTGTTGAGCGGCGTCGGCACCAGGCGCAACGTCAGCGTCGCCTGGTCGAGATCGGCGTAGCCGATCGGCACGCCCGGCGTCGTCTCCCAGCCCGGCAGCGCCGCGTCCCCCTCGAAGCCGTCGACCGGCCCGAGCGGCGATCGCACATTGGTGCTGCTGCGCCAGACCAGGTAGGCCGTCGCCAGCCAGTCGGCCGGCAGCGCGATCGACGTCGTGCCGGCGAGGACGGCGATCTCGGTGCGCAGGACGCGGACGTGCGTGTCGCGGGCGAGTGCCCGCACGCCGGCGTTCAGCGCGTCGAGCACCTCGTCGCGGGTCCAGATCCCCGACGGCCAGGTGTCGCCGCCATCGGGCGACTCGATGAGCACGTACTGCAGCTCGCTGAGCAGGGCGCGGTCGATCATCGCCGTATCCCCGACGAGAACTCGATGACCCGTGCTCCACAGATGTCACAGGTCACGACGTGCCACAGCTCGTCACCCCGCCACTCGACGGCGTTGTGGCACGGTTCGAGACGCAGCCAATGCAGGACGCGGTGTCGAAGGCGGTCGAGCATCACACCCCCCGACGGCAAAAAACGCCCCGCTGAATCGCATTAGAGGCGGGGCGGCCGATCGCGGGATCGGACTTCAAAGGCCGGGCGGGAAAGCCGTCCGCTGTCAGTCCTTGCTGACTGTCCGCAACTTCCGACGAGGTCGCCCCCCAGCAGAGCATCAGGCCGACCCCTGTCCACCGCTGTCGGCGGCAATGTGCCGAGAGAACTGCGCCGCGACGCCGTCGATCTGGCTGCGCGCGCCTTTGGTCGGCTGGAGGTCGCGGCGGCGGTCGAGGCCCGCGAACCGCCGGTACGCCTGGTTCTGCTTGAGCAGCCCGTTCTCGTCGGCGGCCGCCTGCAGGAAGTTGTCGAAGAACGGCCGAGTGGCGCGCCACCGTTCGCCGGCTTCCTTGAACGCGACCACGTGCAGCGCCATGTCGACAACGACGTCGATGATCTCATCGCCGAGGTCGACGACGTCCGGATCGTTCACCAGCACCGGCGTCTTCAGCACGCCGTCGCAGACGAGCGCCGCCGGCGTGGTGACGGCGAGCGTCGGCCAGATGGCGATCCGGGTGAGCGAGAGCGGCGCCCACAGCACTGGCAGGGTCGGCACACTGCCCCCGGTGGCGGTCGTCTGCAGCCGCCAGGGCGGCAGCGCCAGGTCGAGTTCGAGGAGCGAGGTCGGGTGCAGCGGCAGCCCGGCGGCCGTGGTGACCCGCATCCCGTAGGTGATCGACGAGGGGAGATCGATCTCCGGGACGCCGCCGGTCACGGTCAGGGTCGCGCGCGTGCGCCACCGGCCGGTCAGGAGGTTCCAGTCGCGCAGGCTCTCGTTGATGGCGAGGCGTGCTTCCTCGGCGGTCCAGAAGACGACCTGGTCCCAGCGCTGGAGCATCAGCGTTTTCAGGTCGGCGAGGGTGGTCGAGGTGTAGGGCACGACGGCGATCAGGATCCGGCGCGTTCCCCCCGCCGGCAAGCCCCCCTAGACGATTCGGCGGTACCCGTAGGCGATCGCGTTCCACCGCGTCTTCGTCCACAGGCTCCCGTCGGGCAGCGTCGGCTCGGGTCGGATCATGTAGCTGTAGAGATTCGGCTGATAGACGGTCGCCCCGACATACGTGGTGCTGCTGTCCCGCACCAGGCGCGCGACGGCGGCGATCCCCTCTTCGGTCTTACGGGCCGAGACCAGCGACTGCACGGCGACCACATCCTGGTCGACGGCGAGATCTTCCATCGCGAGCAGATCGGAGGTGCCGACCGCAGCCGCCCCCGCGGCGTTGTAGGTCGTGTCGTCGTCCGGCTCGATGTCAGCGACGTTCTGCCAGTTGGCGACCGCCGGCGACGGCGTCCACTCGGCGAGAGTGCCGGCGCCGTTGGGGCGCTTGACGGTGATCTCGACCGGGCCGAGGAACTTGTCGAAGCCGCCACCGCCCGGCAGCCGCGGATCGTTCAAGCCGTCGTCGACGTTGTCCATCACGACCAGATCGTCGAAGGTCCCGGAGGCGCCGTTGTCGCCGATGCTGACGCTGCCCAGCGTCCCCGACCAGCTGACCGACGCCGACGCCGTCGTGTTGACGCCGGTGACGTTGATGACCGTCCCGCCGTTGAGCCGCACCTCGACGCTGCCGGCGGTCTGGTGGACGTGGACGGTCCAGCCGACGTGATACCAGATGTTCTGCCGGAAGAGATCAGGGGCGGTGTTCGCGATGAGATCGACGGCGGGATTGCTCCCCCAGCGGTAGACGGCGAGCCGGCCGTCGCCGAGCACTTCGAGGTGGATCTGCGCAACCTGGTTGTCGTCGATGAGCCAGAACAGCGACGGCGGGCTGCTGGTCGGCCGGTGCACGTACGCCTCCATGATCACCGTCGTGCTGCCGAAGACGAGCCCCTTGCGCAGGTTGCCGCCCATGCCGTAGCCGTGCAGGCCGGTGCGGCGCACCGGTGACTGCGCCGTCGTCCACTTCGTGGTGACCTGCGCCGCCGTGTAGTGATCGCCGAGGCTGTCGAGAAAGAGGAGCATCAGAGGATCCTTTCACGTCACAGGGAACTGGACCCGGCACGCGGCCCCCGTCGCGACGTCCTCGATCGGGAAGGCGGCTGCGCAGCCAGCCGAGCTGACGGCCACCACGATCAGCTCACAGACGACCTGCGTCACCCGCGCCTCGTTCGCATTAGCGAAGAGGATCTCCGCCGCGACCTGCGTCGCGGACACCGGCGACGGCGGGATGACGTCGAGCACCTCCGCCGCGAGCTGCGTCGCGCGCGTGGTAATGGCCACGACCAGCCCGGGCCCATCGCCCGCCAGCGCCGGGCCGCCGAAGGTCACATCGCCAGTCCCGGTCGCCTCCACCGTGCCACTGCCAGCGAGCGCGGGCGCGGCGAAGGTCACGTCACCTGTGCCAGTGATCGGCGGCGCCCCGACCGAGGCGTCGTTGAGCAGCGCAACGGTGTAGGCCGTCGTCGAGGTGCCCGACTTCCGCAGCCGCACGGCGACACGCGTCGAGGCCGAGATCGGATAGGGCGCCGGCAGCAGGATGTTGTCGATCGGGCCCGCGTTGGCGTTCGCCGCCGAGGCAAAGCGCAGTGTCGTGATGACGACTTCGCTACCGGCCGCGCCGATCGCGATGTCCCATTCGCCTTCGACGTTAGCGACGCTCTCGGTGAAGGCGATGCTGAGGATCGACGCCGCGGCGCCCAGCCCGCTGGTGACTTGGGTGTAGGCCGAGTTGGCCCACGCGGTACCGCTCGGCGTGACCGAGACCGCGTTAGCCGCTGACGGCAGCCCGACAGTCGGGAGCGACGAGCTGTTCGTGCCGTCGAGACTCTCGTAGTAGAGCAGCGCCGCCGTGCCTGAGATCGAAGTGCCATCAGCGCGCGCGCGGAGGGCGATGCGTGCACCGCTGGCGATGCCGGTGACCGGGCTCGGCAGCCACGCGACGAAGGGACCGCCGAACGCTGCACCCGCCCAGCGCAGCCGGAACGTCGTCAGGACCACTTCGCTGCCTGACGCTCCGACGCCGACGTCGACCTCGAAGTGGTTGCCCGCCGTGCCGTCGAAGACGATGCCAGCGACCGCGGCCGCCGCGCCGGTCGCGGCGAGGACCTGTACCCAGCTCCCGTTAGCCCACGTGCCGCTGCCCGACGTGAGCGTGACCGCATCGGCCGCTGGGGGTGCCGTCTTGAGCGCCGTCGCGGTGGTCTGACTCATAGCGGCTTCGCCAGGTAGATCAGGCCCACCACGGGTGTCGAGAACTGCGGTCCGCGCCAGCGGACGGCGACGCGCACGCCGCTCGCGATGTTGTCGAGCGGCGAGGGCAGGGCGATGATCCAGGGACCGCCCTCGCCACTACGGCACTTGCGGCGAACGGTCGTAACCACAACCTCACTGCCGGCGCTCCCAGTCCCGATGTCAAACTCCGTCCCACCCTGGTCGCTGCCACTGGTGGTCGGCACGATGACGTGCGTCAGCACGATCGCACTCGCCGTCGACGTGATGACCGTCGTCCAGGTGGTGTTCACCCACGACGTGCCACCACCGGTCGTCAGCGTGGTAAGCGCCGCCGCCGAGGGGACGACCAAGTAGGGACTCGCTGTGACCTGCAGCGTCCCGACGATCGGCTTGAGGAGATAGGTAATCGCCGCGCGCCAGGTGTTGGTGTCGGTGCCCGCTTTGCGCAGCCGTGCCGAGAGCCGCGCACCGCTGGCGATGTTGTCGATCGGGATCGGCAGCGGCGTGTAGGCGGTGTCCCAGGCGACGTTGCCGGCAAAGCGTCCCTTGAGCGTCGCGATGACCGTTTCCGAGCCGGCCGCGCCAGTAGCGATGTCGACCTCGAAGTCGGCGCTGACACTGGTCGTCGGAAAGATGACCACACCAGTCAGCACCGCCGCCGCGCTCACCGACGCGATCAGCTCAGCGTAGGCGGAGTTGTTCCAGGCGGTGCCGCTCGGTGTGATCGCCGCCCCGGCAGCTGCGGCCGGCGCGATGAGCTGCGCGTTGGTCGAGAACTGCGTCGGCATCGCCGACTAGCCCTTGGACTGGGTGTAAGTAAGGGAAGTGACCGAGACCACACCCGTGGCGACAATCGAAGTCGAAGAGAGATTGAGGTTGCAGCCGCTCGTGCCGACTGACCCGTCGAAGACCACCGAGGTGCCATCGGACTTGTAGGCGCGGAACCAGGTCGCGGTGCCAGTAGCGTCTGCCGAGGCATCGCTGCCGATCGCATTCGCCGTTGCCACACCCGCCGACGCCGCGCCGAAGGCAGTCGCGCCGAAGGTGAGATGCGCGAGTTTGACCTGGCTGGTCACCGCGGTGTCCGCTGTCGCGGGTTGCGTCCCGTCGTAGATGTCGAGGAACCCGTTGTTACAGAGGGCACACGCCGCATCAGCCGCGGCGTTCGCGCCGGCGTTCGAGAGTTTGGGCGTCAGGGCCACCGCACGCCTCCGCTGCTAGGGCCTCAGAACGGCACTCCGAGAATGTGCAGCTTCTCGCCGTTGCTGCCAAGGACCCAGACGTGCGACAGCTTGAGCGGCCCCTCGCCGCTGAACTCGAAGACGTAGGGCGCCGGCGGCACCCCGCTGGCGGCAGCGGGGAGGCGCACGCCGTAGGCGGCGGAGGTGACGGCGTTCGTCGCCCCGACGTAGATCGCGCCGGCGTTGGCGCCGTCGGGCTGCAGGTGCAGCGTGCGGTACGGGATGTCGTCCTTCCCGCCTGCCGTCTTGTCGGTCAGGACGTCGGAGAGCCGCTGCGCGCTCCCGGTCAACGTGACTGTGAAGTCCTTCACCGCTGCCTCCTACGCCGCCGCCCCGAGGCGGTAGCGTGACGCGTAGCGCGCCGTGGCCGCACCGCCGCCACCTGTGATCGCGCCGGCGTTGTAGTGCGCCAGCGCCTGCGACGACGACAAGACCGACGGATAGAGCGCCACCTCGTCGAGCCGCCCGTTGAAGAAGGTCCCGGCGCCAAAGCCGAGCGTCCACGTGCCCGTCCCCCACGTGATGTTCCCGGGCGCGAAAAAGCCTGACGCCGCCGAGACGCCGTTGAGGTAGAGCACCATCTGCGGCGAGACGGGCCCGGCGTCCCACGTCATCAGCAGGTGGTACCAGGTGTTCGCGGCGATGGTGCCCGCGCCCGTCGTGAGCGTCTTGAACGTCCCGTCACTCGCCCGCAGCCGCCAGGTGACCTGCCCCGTATTGGTCACCACCACCCGCGTGTTGATCTGACTGCCCGTCAGCGCGCCCATCGTCGCCGCGATGCTCGCCGCGTAAAGCCACAGCTCGACCGAGTGCGCGCCCTGCCCGAGGATCGTCTCGATACCGACGGGGTTGGTCACCGTGCCGCTCGCCCCGTCGAGCCCGACCGCCGGGTTGCCGTCGTTGATCGCTCCGGCCTGGTTCAGCGTGAAGCCGCCGTTGTAGGTGCCCGGGTTGGCGCCGATGCTGTCGGTCGCCGTCGTCCCCGAGAGATCGCCGAGGCGGTAGAAGTCGACCGCCCCGTCGGCGGTGACCGTCGAGACGTAGCTCACTGCTCGTCAATCGTCGTCGGGCTGCGGTCCTGCAGCGACGGCGGATCGGGCGGTGTCTCGTTCGGCTCGAAGCGGTTCGGCAGCGCCGGCAGCCCAGAGACCGAGTTCGGCGACTCGGAGCGTGTGCCGAAGGTCACCGGCGGATCCGGCCACAGCGGGTTGCAGGCGTCGTCGCCGTCCCCACCGTCGGCGTTCGGATCGCTCCCCGAGCTGGGGATGCTGTCGCCCGAGAGGTCCATCGACGAGAGGACCGCGTTGTCCCAGTTGGTTTTCAGATCAGCCATGGTTCACCACAGCGCGTCGACCGTCGCATCGGTCGCGCGCAGATCACGAGTCACACCGACACTCGCATACGGCCACGCGTCCCACAGATCGTCCGGGTACTGCTCATCATCGCGCAGCGACAGCGCCTGCACGCGTTCGAGGAACTCGGCGCGCTTGGTCTGGCCCAGCGTCGCATTGAAGTACGGGTTGGGTTTGTCCGGCGTGCCCGGCCACTGCGCCGCCTGGGCGAGCGCACCGCCGACCAGGATGTCGCCAGCGTCGGCGAGGACTCCGGGAAACGCCGGGCTGCCTTCGTCGAGCCGCGAGCCTTGCGTGTTGTAGACCACGGTCAGGGTCGTCGCGCTGCCGTGCGGGTAGAGCAGGTAGCGCGGCCGCCCGAGCGTCGCCAGCACGGTGGAGGGTGCCGCGGCGACCAGCGCACACACCGGGCCGCCGGCCGTGAGCGCCGGATCGGCGCGAGTGAGATCGTCGAGGGAGCTGTTGAACGAGATCCGCACCTGCCGCGCCGGATCGACGACGACGCGGAAGCTGGCGAAGTCGGCCGGCATGGTCACGTCGACGTCGCTGTCGGCGATCGTGAGCGTCGTCTCGCCGCGCATGAAGCCCCAGCGCCGCGCGGCCAGCAGCTGCTTCCACGCGACGTTGACCCACTCGCGGGCGAGAAACGTCGGGGCGGACGGCACGTAGAGCCGCACCGTCCGCCAGACGTAGCCGAAGTCATCAGCCATCTCGGATCACCTAGGTGCCGATGATCTCGAACTGGCAGCTGAAGCCGGAGAGATCCACCGCCGCCGCGATCTCGGTCGTGCCGTTGAACCACAGGATCTTGTTGGTCAGCGGGTTCCAGATCACGCTGCGGGGATTCGCGCCGTTGGCATCGAGCGCCTGCGTGAAGCTGGCGCAGACGATCGTGCCCAGACCGAAGAGCGCCGGGGTAGCCGTCTCGCCCCCCGTCGTGTAGCTCGACGGCCCCTTCCACCGCGCGACCCGGCGGTTGAAGGAGCCCGAGTGATCGAAGTAGTTACCGACACTGCGATCCAGCGGCATCGCCCCTCCTCCTACGTGGTCTCCGGCACGTCGAGGTCAGTGAGGACCAGCGCGTCGGAGGCCAGCTTGGTGAGCGGGGCCGAGACGATGCCGAGCGTGGTATTGGTCGGCGCCGTGCCCGAGGCCACCCGATCCGCCTTGCCGTCAGTCGCCGAGCTGCCGATGATCGAATCGCCGATCGCGCACGCCGCGACCGAGCCGTCGACCACCTTGACGTAGCCGGGGCCGCCGATCTGCACACAGCAGTAGTTGCCCTTGTCGACCAGCGATCCGAAGCGGCCGGCGACGAGATTGAGGTTGGTGCGCGCCGTGGTGACCAGGTAGGTCGACTTGTCCGACCAGTACGCGACCGCGCCGGGGTACGGCGAGACGGTCATCGTCGAGTCGGTCTTGACCAGCTGGTAACGCTTGCTGCGCCCGACGGTCAGCGGGCTGCCGCGCCCGGTGGGCTGGACCACCGTGAAGCGACTGCCGAGCAGGCCCGGCGCGAAGAGGGTCGGCGTGTTCTCCCGCTCGGGATCGCCCGACTGGAGATAGATCGCAGGATTCTCGAAGCGGTTCGGCATCGCGCTACCCTCCAATGCCGAAGAGCACGCGCGAAAGCCTGAGCGCTTTCACGGTGAGGTTGCCGGCGTAGAGGATCTGTCCCGACACCTGGTTGTCTTCGCGCGCGCCCTTGAAGCCGGTGAAGCCAAAGGCGAACTTGCGCGACTGCGCGATGTACAGCCGGATGTAGGCGTCATCTCCCTGTGGCCCGAAGTTCAGCCACCAGAAGGTCTCGTTGTTGGCGAAGTAGTTGCCCAGGTCGTCGTCGTTGACGCCGTCGGCGCCGGGGCAGTACTGCGACATCATGATCGTCGCCTTGTCGAACTTCAGCCCCGGCCACGCGATCTCGGGCTGCGTCGTGTCGATGATCTGGTGCGGCAGGAAGTTCTCGGCGATGTAGCCCATGCAGCGGTTGGTCGTGATCCCCGTGCCCGGCGCCTCGTTGCCGATGATGCAGCTGAAGTAGCTGTGGCGCAGGACGCGGTACGAGATCGGAGACCCGCCCAGGTTCGCCGCGATGAGACCGGTCGGCGGGTTGAGCGCCGGCGCGACGTCGGCGCGGGTCTGGCCGCCGTAGCTCGGGAACACGTTCCCGGTCCACGTCGCATCGCCGCCGGCGGTGAGCGCCTCTTCGAGCCCGTTGATCTCGGAGCTGCGATCGTCGCCCGCGATCGGCTGGCCGTGGTGGAACGCGGCGATCTCGAGGATCGCCGACATCGTCAGCGCCGCCTGGCTCATGTCGGTGCGGATGACGGAGAACGCCGCCCGCGGACCCGCCAGCTCGACTTCGAGATCTTCGAGGAACTCGGTCACCGTGACCTGGTAGTAGCGCGGCCCGAAGAGCAGGCCGGTGCGCGTCTGCCGGCGGGTGATGTCGAAGGTCGCGCCCTTCTTGTACGAGCCGCCTTTCATCGGCTTGTACATGAAGTTTTCCTGAATCTGCGGGCCGATCCACTTGCGGTTGAATCGGGCTTTGGCCATCGCGATGAGCGGGCCCGCCTTGAAGTAGCCATCGACCACACCCGGTTCGATCTCCTTGGTGACGGTCGTGTTGACGTCGTCGAGCTGAATCGGCACAGGTGCCTCCTCCTAGCGCCTGCGAGTTAGGCCCCGCGCGCCGCTTGCAACCGCTCGTACTCCGCGACGGCAGAATCGAGCGTGTGCGCGGCGGGACCGTCTTTCGTGGTGAGGACATCGAGCGGCGAGGATTCGGAGCGGAGCGGGAACGGGTGCGTCGCCGACGCCTTGTTCCGCTCCGCGAGCCGCTTCTCGACCTCGTCGTTGATGCGCTTGTCCTCGGCTTCTTTGTGCTTGGCGGCGAGTCGCTCGCCGTACTTCTCCCGGTAGGCGTCGTCGAGCGAGAAGATGCGCCCCGGCTGCCCGGCGATCGGACGGCCGACCTTCGGGTTCTGCGCGATCTCCAGGGCGTTGAGCGGCTCGCCGAACATGGCGTAGTGCTGCCCCGCCTGCGTCGCGATGAACGAGCTGATCGCCACCAGGTCACGCCCGGCGGTGTCGACCATCTCGCGCACCTGGTCGGCGGTGATCGCCGCGGTCGACGCGCTCGGTGACAGAACCTTGTCGGGCTCCTTCACCACCGGGGCGCCGCCGCCGCCCTTCTCGCGCAGCTCCTTCGCCTCGTCGAGCGCCCCCTTGTTGACGTCGTACCAGGCGTTGAGGCGCTCGTAGTGCTCGTTGAGCGCTTTCTCCTTGTCCCGCAATCCGTCCATCGACTTGCTGTAGTCCGTGCGGGCCAGCGTGCCGTCGCCCAGGAGGACGACCGCATCCTTCGCCTCCGCGGCGTCAAAGATCGCTTTCGCCTGTGCGCGCTGCTCTTCGGGGAGCTTGGCGAGCACGCCAGCGAGGAACGACTGACCAGACTCAAACGCGCCCATCTGCGCACCTCAGAAGCGTCGAGGCCAGCGCACCAATCACCCTCTGTCACCAGGCGAGGTGGGGTACGCCTCTCTCCGCGAACGCGGACCGACCTACACCGCACCCGGGCCCGCGACGCCCTGGTCGATGCCACCGCCTGGAAACGCTGGACCAGGCGCGGTGGGAGAGACGGGGCCCGCACCCGAGGACATGAGATCGGCGAGGTACTGCTGAATCATGTCTTTGATGAGCGCGAGCTGTGGACCCTTGTCGGGCGTCACCTGTGCCCAGCTGTCGAGCAGCTGCGAGACCGACTGCGCCGATTGCGTGATGCCGGTCAGCACCTCGGGCGGCATCTGCGTCGTCGGCAGCTGCGAGGCCAGCCCGCCGAGCGAGAACCCGCCGCCGCCACCACCCGGGGTCGCCGGCCCCATCGGGGTCGGTGACGGCGGTGGGCCGTCGAGCGCCGAGGAGCCGGGCGACGGGCCGACGCCGGGGATCGAGGGCGGGTACATCAGCGCTTCCCGCCGGCGAGCGGCTTGGCGCCCTGCATCGTCTTGCCGGTGGCGGCCGCCTTGTTGAACTGTTTGGCGCCGTACTTCTTGCGCCCGATCGCTGCGGCGACGGCGCCGGGATCGCGGACGCCGGGATCCTGCGCGACGTCGGCCTTGACCTTGTCGAAGCCCTGGTAGCCCATTAGCGCTTGCCTCCTCGCAGCTGGCGCGGGTTGCTGAGCGGTTTGGTTGGCGGCGTCGGCTTGGTCGGCGTCGTAGGCGTGGTCGGTGTCGTCGGTGTCGTCGGGCGGCCGGAGAACTTGCGGGCGAGGTAGTCGTGCGCGTCGTCGTAGAGATTCATCACCTTGTCGCCGGCGGCGCTCAGGGTGTCGATGATCGGCCCCTGCATCAGCCCGCGGATGTTCGCCTTGAGGTCGTCGATGTCATCCGCCACAGCGGCTCACCGCTTCCCTCCGCGCAGCGCGCGCCCCTTGGTGATCGGCTTGGCGTTGTCCTTCGGCAGCTCAATGTCCTCGCCGCGTCCCAGGTCCGCCTGCCGTCGCGCGAACTCCACCCGGGCGTTGTCTGCGGTCTCGGGGCCGCCGCGCAGCGGCCAGGAGCGCGGACCCGAATCGGTGCGCAGGCGGCGCGTCTGGGAGCCAGTGGGTCCCCACGGATCGGAATCAGAATCGTCGGTGTCCTGAGCCATCAGCGCTTCCCTCCCGTGAGCGACCGCCCGGGCGCGCTCGCCTTCTTGCCCTCCCACTTCTGCGAGCCCGGCTTGCCCTTGTTGATCGACGCGTAGAAGACCCGCTCCCCCTTGTCGCTGCCGTACTGCGACTGCATCGACGACAGGACTTTCTGCCCCGAGCTGGTCAACGGCATGACGAGCTAGCGTCGGGGGAGAATGGGGGAGCGTCAAGATCCCCCTCGGCCGAGTGAGCGGCCGGCGGGCGGGCGGATCAGCGCGACGGCCGCGGGTGGCGGACCTGCTGGCGCAGATCCCAGGCGAAGTTGGCCAGCGCGGTACGGACGGCGTCGGGCTGGTCGGCGGCCGCCTGGCCCAGCAGCTCGGCCACCTTGGTGAGCACCTGGCCGATGACGAAGTCGCTCTGCGGGAGGTAGCCGAGGTCGTGGTAGAGCGCGTCGATGCCGGAGGCGATCTGCGTCATAGCGGCTCCACAGGGCTGCCGTTACTGGCGGAGCTGGGTGGGCGATCTCGCGGGATGTAGAAGTAGAACGCGAGCGGCTTACTGAGTTGGCCGATCGCGTAGCCGGTGACGGTGCCGATGAAGGTGGCGGTGGTCGGATCGGTCAGGTTCACCTTGCCGATGAGCGCGAGGAAGACGATGCCGAAGAAGCCGAGCGTGAGGACGACCGCCATCACATGGCCGGTCACCGCCTTCCACGCGTCGAGCTGCTCGGCCGGCGTCCGCGGCACGAGGTCACCGCTTGCGGGTGGACGCCGCCCGCCGCCGCACGGCCGCCGTCTCCAGGGCCAGCTCGGTCGTCATGAGGCGCTCGGCGAGCTTGTCGACGCGCGCTTCGAGACGCGCGAGGCGCTCGGCAAGCTGCTCGTCACGCCGAGCGCTGGCGCGGGCGTTCCGCATGGTCGCGTCGGCCGGGTTTCTGGTCGCCATCAGAACCGCCATTCACTGTTCCAGCCGGACGGCATCACCACCGTGACGACGTTCGACCGCTCGCGCACGCTGGTGACGACGCTCTGATCGCGACCGTTGCCCGCCGAGACGAAGAAGGCCATCGTCTCGCCGACGGTCGGCCGGTGCTGGTAGAGCGGGCCCCAGCGCGAGGAGTACGCCCAGTCGCGCGGGAAGTCGTCGGTGAAGGTCCCCTCGGCGCCGGTCGACTCCCGCCCCTGCCACATCTGGATGAACGCCGCCGCCGCCCACACGCCATTGATCTTGGCCAACGCCCAGACGGTGTACTGGTAGTTGTCGCTCGGGTTCGACGGGTTGCTCGGCCACTTCCACGCCTCGGGCAGCGCGCGATCGAAGCCGAACCCGATCCCGGGGCGATCGCCGCCAGGGCCCGGGTGCATCGAGACGCCGGTCACCTTCACCGTGATCGGCCAGCCGGCGATGTCAGGCGGCGAGGAGTAGACACCGGCCGAGGCGAGGTTGATCATGTCGCTGCCCGCGGGCGGTTGCGGCTGTCCGCCGCCGCCGGTATCGGGCGGTTGGGGTTGGCCGCCCCCACCGCCTCCCGCGGGCAGTTCGAGCGGGACCAGCGAGCCGTCGGGCATCACCTGGTAGAGATCGAACTGCTCCCACCCGCCGACCGCGGTGCGGTTGGCGACCAGCGGCAGATTCGCATTCAGGTTCCTGTCGGCGCAGACAAAGTGATCGTTGGCCACAGCTTTCAGCGCGATGCGCAGCGGCGTCCCCATTCGGCTCCTCCTCACTTCTTCGACTCGGTGATCGTCGAGCGGCCGTCGCTCTTGGTCTCCTGCTGCGGCGGCTCCTGTCCGGTGGCCTTACGCCCGACTGGCGAGACCGTCTGCCCGATCCCCATCTGCGCCTGCGCCTGCAGCCGCTCGGTCACCGTCACCGGGATGCGCACTTCGAGGATCTGCCCCGAGGACTGATCCATCGTGAAGGTGCGACCGGACGCCTGATCGGTGTACTGCGGCATCGGCGAGGCGCCGGCGAGGACCGCTTGCATCGCGCCGGGGGTCTGCTGCAGCTGCTGGTAGATCTGCGCCATCGCATCGGGTGGCGGCGGGGTCAGTGGCTGCAGCGGCACGGCGGGCGGCGCGCCGACGTTGGGCGTCTCCAGCGTCTCGTGCAGCGACCAGAAATCGTAGTAGCCCATGCGCGCCAGCTGCACGCGCATCATCTTGCGCTCGGTCGCGTCCATGGCCAGGACCGTGTTCGGCGCGACGATGAAGATGAACTGCTTGTGGAAGTACTGCGCCCGCTGGTCGCGCGTGGTGATGTCGGCGTCCAGCTCCGGCGTGTAGCCGGGATCGTTGGGGTGCAGCGCCGGCACGAAGCTGTCGGGATCGAAGTCGAACTGCGAGAGCATCTGCCCGCCGGTGCCGAGCACCTGGATCCGCTTGGCGGCGCTGAGGAACTGGAAGTAGTTGATCTTCACCATCTCGGAGAAGTCGCGCAGGAAGAGTTCGACCTGGCGCGCCTCGGAGCGGATCTCGGGCGTGAGCGCCTCGTAGTACTTCTGGATCGTGTCGGCCGCCGGCATCTGGCGCAGCTGCAGGAGCGCTTGCAGGTTCGCCGTCCCACTGAGATCGGTGAACTTCTGGGTCAGCTTGTCCCACAGCTCGATCCCCATCTGGATCACGCCGGGCGGTGGGCCCTCCTCCTTCTTCCACGGATCGCCGAAGCCGGGCGTGATCTTGACGCGCTTCCCCGGCCGGCGCGGATCCATCAGCTTCATCGTGGCTTCGCTGACGGCGTTCCGGTTGTAGACGATGTCGGGGTTGAGCCACTGCGCGAGCGCCAGGCGGACGTCCTGCACCGTGTCGTTGATCGCATCCTGCAGCGGCAGGAGATCGTTGAAGAGCGGGATGCCGAGGAACTGCCACGGCACCGACCACAGCTTCATCCGGCAGAACGGGTACATGCCGTGCCAGTAGGTGTTCGGGCCGTCGTAGACGATCGCGTCGTCGGTGGCGACGACCAAGCGGCCGCGCGGATAGAGCGGCTCCTTCGGCTGCACGACGTAGGCCCAGTTCGATCCGGGCGTGCCCATCGGGATCGGCTGGCCGGTCAGATTGCGGGTGCGATCGCGGAAGTAGGCGCGGTAGAGGACGAGCGCGCCGGCGCGGGCCTTGCGCAGAGTCGCCGCCGTGCCGCCGAAGGCGATCGAGTCGAGCGGATCGGCGGGCGAGATGAGACGCGAGAGGCCGGTGCGGAAGCGGCCCATGACGCGGCCGAGCATCGTGTCGGTCGCCGGGCGGAAGAGGTTCGCCTTGGTCGGATACATCCCGCGCAGCACGTTGACCGTGTGCTCCTCGCGGAAGCAGACGCCTTCCCAGGTCTGCGGCGAGCGGCCGAAGGATGGGCGCAGCGGCAGGGTGTCGCGGGGATCACGCGCGCTGAGCGCATGCGCACCGCCGAGCGGCACGTGCGGATCCCAGTCGATGACCAGATCGCCTGTCCCGCCGGCGAGCGAGTACTTCACGCAGTCGCCGAGGTCGAGATCCATCATCGTGGTGATCCACTCGGCCATCAGGTACTGGTTCAGCATGTTGGCCTGAACCTGGTACTCGGGATTCGACTTCCAGCCGGCGACCGGCTTGAGGTCGGTGATCGCCGAGACGTGCGCCTGCATCGCCTTGCGCGTCTCGTTGACGGTGACCGAGGGGAGGTACTTGAGGCGCAGCCGCTCGGCGGTCAGCTGCTCGCCGACGATGTAGGACTGGGCGCGGCTGATCAGATCGTAGGAGGGATCGGCGCGGTTGATGAGATCGCCCTCCTGGATCCACTCGCGCAGCCAGTTCAGGACCTTCGGGTCGCCGGTGAGGAGACTGTCGGCGGTGGTGCGCGGGAGATCGAGGACGCCGGACGGAGAGTAATCAGCCATGCGACGGTGACTCTGAGTGATCGGGTAGACTCAGGGGATGCCGACCGACAAAGAGCGCGAGATCCTGAAGTTGATGTACGACCTGCACATCGAGCACCTGCGTCACCACGGCCAGACCATCGCCGGGCTCAAGCACGCGACCGACGGACTGCGCCACGCGATCGGGGGCCTCGACCAGGCGATCGAATCGGTCGAGCGGTCGCAGGACGTGCTCACCAAGATCATGAAGGCGACCGGCGAGCTGATGGGCGTCCACTAGCTACTTCCCCGTCCACGGCAGCGTGTCGAGCGCCGCCGGCGAGCTGTCACTCACGCCCGGCCCGTACTCCGCCTCGGGCTCCTCGGTCGAGCGGCGCAGGGTCTGGCCGAAACGCTTCGCCGCCTCCGGCGTGGGCCGCTCGCCACCGTCCCACTTCGGATGGAGACTGTGCACGTCCCAGTTCGAGGTGTCCTGCGAGTAACGCCGCCAGACGAGCGGCTGCCCCTCGCCATCCCGGTAGCGCTGCTCAGAGTCGCGTTCGATGTCGCGCAGCTTCTTGAGCGAGTCGACGGTGACCAGGTTGTTCTGGCCGTCGCGCGTCTCGAACTCCTGAAACGGCTCGTAGGCATCCATCCGCCCGACCTGCGGGATCCAGGCGGTCTGCTTGCCGCAGTGGAACGGCGCGCCGGCGGTCGCCCCGATCGCGATCGGGACGTTGACGTCGACCAGGACCTGGCCGCAGACCTGGCAGAAGAAATCGTGGAGGGCCATCAGCGGGACTCCCGCGCTCGGCCGCGCACCTCGATCGGGCGCAGATCGCAGAGCACCAGCACGCGCACCGGCGGGACGTCCGCCTTCTCCGGGTCGTCCTCCTTCGGCATCACCGGGCCGACGGCATCCGCGCGATCGTCATTCGGCACTTTCAGGATCGCCATCGCTAGCCGCCCTTGTGGAACAGCTCGTCCTGGATCCGATCGACCACCGCTTTGATCTCCTGCTCGACCGTCCGCCCGCGCTTCGTCGCCCGGTGCTGCAGCTCGTGCAGCTGCCCCGGCGTGAACGGGATCCGCACATCGCCGATGCGGATCGAGCCGAGGCGATCGACCGCGGCGATGAGCGCGTCAGGAGAGGCGATCGATCCCAGGCCGAGGCGATCTTCGAGCTGGCGGCAGACGACCGGCGTGAGCGCGAGCTGCTCGGGGCTGACGACTTCGTAGTCGGTCGGGAAGCGCACCGGCTTCACCAGGTCGACGGTCAGGCTGCCGCGCACGATCCGGATGTCGCCCGGGTAGCCCTGCACCCGCTCGCCGCTCACCAGGTCGATGAGTTCCGGCTGGTCGAGCACGATCGCCTGCAGGCCACTGGCCTTCCGGCGCACCTGGACGCGAGCGCCACGCGGCGGGATCGTCTCGGCCTTGGGCGGGAAGGCGACGGTGGGCGGCGGCTGCTCAGGCCCGTGACCGTTCGTCGAAGTAGAGGCCGCCGCTGTCGTCGGTGAGATCGTCGAGCGCCGTTGATCGCTCGTCGAGAAGTAGTGGCGTGTCGTCGGGCTCTGCGGCATCTGCTTCCTCCGCTGTCGCGGCGCTGTTGCGCCAGTCGCGCCGCGGTCGGGCGGCGACCTTGGCCTGCTCGGCGAGCGCCTGCTTGCGCCGGCGACGCTCGGCGATCGGCTCGATCTCGCCGCCGGCTAGCCGCCAGGCGACGTAGTAGCCGATCGCCGCCGCCATGATCGCGTCGTCGTGCTGGCCGCGCGCCGCTTCGGCTTCGCCGATTGTCGAGGCGGTGATGAGGTGACGCAACTCCCCCCTGGTCGTCGGGCTGTTGAGGATGAAGTCGGGCGTCGCGGTGGCGGGATCGAAGGCGGTGATCGCGCCGTGGAAGCTGGCGAGGAGCAAGGGGCGCGTGCGGCGGGAGGTCATCCAGCCGATGCGGGTCGAGTAGCGCCGCTCGGGTGAGGCGGCGTCGGCGTACTCCCAGATGTAGAAGCTGGTGTAGCCCAGGTGCAGCTGCAGGGTGTCCTGCGTCGCCAGGCCGTGGCTGTTGGTCTCGATCGCGGCCAGCGCCTCGATGCCGTCCTGGTCGCGGTAGTAGCGGCCGATGGCGTCGCAGATGAAGGCGAGCGCCTTGGGGTCGAGGACGTTGGTGCAGTACTGCGCCACCTGCTCGGCCGGATCGTCCATCGTCGGGTAGCGGATGATGTCGATGACCGAGTAGTCCTGCCCCAGGCCGTCAGAGACGTCGACCGCCATCACGTAGCGCCGCGAGCCCCGGGTGCGCGGGTACTCCCAGATCGCGAGGACCGAGTCGCGCAGGGAGGGGAGCGCAGCGAGGTCGGACTTCGAGAGCCGGCGGAAGCCGTAGCCGGGTGGCACCGGCTGCGTCACGTGGGCGAGCGGGCTGCCCTTCGGCGTGACGTGCGGCACCAAGGGCGGCACGACTTTCTTCGGCTGGATGTCGGGCGAGGTTGGAGCGTCGGGCTGGTCGGCGGTGCGTCGCAGCGCCGCGATCTCCAAGGCGGGCTCGACCGCCCAGACGTCGAGGAGCTTCCTGCGGCTGCCGGCGCGGTCGATCGCCTCGATCTGATCGAAGGTGAAGATCGAGCGGCCGGCGTACTGGAAACACTCTTGGTCATCGGCCGGGTACTCCTTCAGGAACTTGTAGAGCTGCCCCTTCGACTCGTAGAAGCGCCGGGTGGTCTCGTACCAGAAGAGCTGCGCGCGGGTCAGGCGCACGGTCTTCCCGCCGAACCACCGCGGGCTGTCGCGCTCGCACTTCTCGGCGTGCTTCAGCGTCGAGGGGGAGGGTGACCAGCCCTCGGGCGGCGGCAACGCGTACTTCGACGGCTCGGCCGACCAGGGAATGAAGATGTTGCGGAAGCGCCCCTCGCCGCGCCCCGAGGCGAGCCAGTGCGTGTGCCACCAGTCGCCGGCGTGCTCCGCCGTCGCCTCGTAGAGGACGAGCGTGTCGGCGGCGTAGGGGATCGCCGGCAGGAGCGCCGTGTCGAGCTGCTCGGGGTTCTCCCAGGTCGGGAGTTCCGAGATGTGCACGACCGAGTACGTCTGGCCGCGCCCGATCGCGCCCTTCGATCCCTCCTCGCCGCTGACGGCCTGGAGCGCGCCGCGGGTCGACTTGCCCCAGGCCGTCTTGAGGAAGCTCTCGTTACTGAGGGTCAGCTCGCGGTTCTTGGTGAAGTAGACGCGGCCCGGGCGCAGGAACCAGGGCAGGGCGTCGTAGAGCCGCACCACCATGCGGAAGAGGTACCCCGCCTGGTCCTCGACGTCGGCGCCCGAGAGCGCGCGGATGTGCTTCCGGGTGCAGATGCGGTGCGCGACCAGCGCCTCGGAGAGCGTCGAGACGCCGAGCTGCCGCGCCTTGAGGATGTTGAGGAGGAGGCCGTCGGGCGAGCCCGAGGTGACGTTGGCCATCTCCAGGCGGGCGAGCTGGTCGAGCACCAGCTGCTGCGACTCCCACAGGGGCGAGAGCCGGCGCAGCCCGTGGCCGGCGTCGTCGATCCAGCAGAAGCGCTCGGCGAAGTACGGGAAGTCGTAGATCACCCGCAGCTGGCAGCTGCCGACGAACCGCTGTTCCTCCTGGGTGAGCGGGCGGATCCGTTCGCCGTCGGCGTCGACGGCGGTGGCGGCCGAGGCGGTCAGCGCCGCGGCATCGGCGACCGAGTACCACGGGATGCCGCCGGGGAACGTGTGGCGGAAGGTGATGGCGGCGTCGGCATCATCCTCCGCGATCAGATCGGGGTGGTACACCCGAGCCTCACGGTCAGCGGCGCGAGAATTTCCGCACCCCTCCGCCACCGCCGAAGCCGCGCGGCCGCGCCATCGCCCGCGGCGCCCCGAGCGGACTGGGCGTCGTCATCGGCATCGGCGCCGCCAGGCCAACCGGCGCCCCGGGACCGCTGGCGTCCGCGGTGAGCCCGACCGGGTTGGCGACGTCGGCCGGGCCGCCCGCGAGTTCGGGCGTCGCCGGGTTGGCCAGGGTGCGCAGGTTCGCCATCGCCGAGGCGGGCATCTGGAACTCCCCGCCGGCCATCCCGGGCGTCGGGCCTGGTGTCGGAGCCGGAGCCGCCAGCGGCGCGGCGGCGGCCGGACCCGCCGGGCCCGCCGGCTTCCCCATCCCGGGCGGGGTCGGCACGCCGGGGATATGACTCGGCACGCCGGGAATCTTGCTGAGCATGTTGCCGATCGAGCCGAAGAAGCCCATCACGCACCATCCTGTTCTGAGGGGGCGGTCGACGGGCTCGCGGCCACAGGCGCGGCTGGCGCTGCAGCACGCCGCCGCGTCGGACTGAAGAGCAACTCGCCGACCGCCTGCTGGAGCTGTTCGAGGGTCCCCGGCATGTGCGCCGCCGTCGCCCCCGCCGTCGCCGTGTTCATGTTGTTGACCACCACCCCGGCGCCCTTGGTCGTCAGGCCGGCGAGTTCGAGCGCGAGCTTCTGCCGATCGAGGTTCGGCGTCGTCAGCGTCGTGCCTTTCCCCTTGCAGGCCGGGCAGGTCATCGGCGCCCCCTCGACCGATCGCCGCCCGGTCCCATTGCAGCCGCCGCACGGCACGACCTGCGGCGTCGCCCGCGTCATCACGTCGGTGACCACGGCCGGCGTCGAGTCGGCGACGATCACCGCCGCTTCGACGTGCGCCCGCGCCATCAGCGCCTTCTTGTAGGCGAGGAGGAGATCGGCGACGGTCAACCCGACGGCCGCGCAGATCTTGCGCAGGCTCCAGCCGGTGTAGCGCTCGTCTTCGAGGTAGGTGAGGACGCGCCCCATCTCGGAGGAGCCATCGCCCAGGCTCAGGGCGTCGAAGAACGCCTGCCGGCCGCCGACGCGCGCGGCGAAGGCGTCGACCGCTTCGCCATTCAGCTGCTGCTCACGCGGCGTCAGCCGTGTCGGTGGCCGCACCCCAGGCGGCGGGGTAAGAGCACTCACCAGCCACCGCCTGGGCGGATCACTCGGTGGCCGAGGACCTGATAGGCGAACAGCGTCGTGACCGTCGGGACGGTGCGCGGCGGGACCGTGGGGCGCAGCTGCGGGCGGAGGAAGCGCGCGACCTCGTGCGCATCGGTCTCCCGGGCTGGCGGGGCGAGGACCACGACCACCACGCGCCTGGCGCCCATCAGCTCCGCCACGCCCGCCCGTCGGCGAGCCGCTCCATCTCCTGCTCGCGGGCGGTGAGGCGGGCGGCGAGATCGGTCGTCTTCTCGTCGGCGAGGTAGATCAGGACTTCGTCATCGTCCGGGACGTGGCCGGTGTCGCGCTGGGTGCGGGCGATGTAGTCGAGCGCGAGCCCCTGCTCGATCGGGTCGAGGAAGCTGACGCCGGTCTCGGCCTGGACCTGCGATCGGGAGGTCGACGGCGTGACGGGCGCGAGGTGGTCGGCCAGACGCGCGAGCAGCGTGTTCTGGACGGTGAGTGCCTCGCCGATGTGGTGCAACTCAGAGACGAGGCGGCGCAGATACAGGGCGGAGGTGAGACGGCCGAGCACGCCCAGCAGACAAGCACGGCGGGCAGCGGCGTGTCTAGATCCCCCTAGCTCAGATTGCTCAGCCCGTCGCCCGGCCGCGCCGCGATGCCCTCGGCGTCAGCGATCGGCTTGTAGCTCGTGATCGTCGGCGTCGACCACTTCGGCTTGGGCGGCTTCGCGTCGGCGGCTGGCGGGTCGGCGGCCGGCGGCGCGGGCTCGGGTGTCGGCTCGGGCGTCGGCTCGGGGTCGGGAGTCTCGGGATCAGTCATGGTCTACCTCCTTCAGTCAGAAGTGCACGATGACGACGTTGTCCGGCAGCGTGGCGACGATCGGCCCCACCTGCGCCCACAGCAGTCCGCCGTTGCCGCAGCCCGGGCGCGGCATCGCGTAGGTCGCGCTGTCGAGGAGCAGCGCCCGGAACTCGTCGACCGACTGCGCGATGAGCCCGAGGTCCGCCCGCTCGTTCCACTGGTGCTTGACCGGGAAGGTGAAGAGGCCGAAGGGCGAGCCAAGCAACTCGCCGTCGAAGAAGTGGACGTGGTTGCCGTGGCTCTGCAGCCGCGCCCCGAGCAGCCGCCGCAGCCGCGGGAAGGTCATCGCCGCCTCGCGGGCACAGCCGCGGCCGAGGACCGCGCAGCCGTCGGCGCGGACGCTGCCGTTGGTGGTGATGACGCGGAAGTGGGCGGGCGTCGTCCACAGGTTGGCGTGGCGCTCGACCATCAGTGCCTCCCGCTCAGTCGAAGTTCGGGATCGCCTGCACGCCTGCCGCCGTCCACACGTAGAGCCGGTGGCCGTCGTGCTCCCGCTGCTCGTCGTGCGTCGCCTCGCAGTCGCAGACCTCGAAGAACATGTCGCAGCTGCGGCAGTAGTGGCGCAGGCGCGAGCCCCCGCAGCGCGCGCAGGTGCCGAGCGGCCCGAGCAGCGCGTCACGATCCTCCGGCGTCAGGCTCGGCATCAGAACCACACGAAGTCGATCCGCGTCCAGTTGACCTCCAGCCCCCGCGCACACAGGAACTGCAGGTAGGTCGCATACGCCTGCGCCTGGGCGCCGCGCTCGACGTACTTCTCGACCCCGCGGCCGCTGTCCCACTCGGTCGACGTCAGGCCCCAGCGCCGGGTGTGCTCCGGCATCGCCTGGCCGGGGATGAGGCCCGCGGTCACTTCCCACGCGCAGCGCGCAGCTTCAGGCATCGCTCCCTCCCAGCAGCGCCAGTAGCGCCAGCAGCAGCAACACGTCGATCAGGACCGTCAGCAGCTTCCCTGGCCAGCCGTACGATCGGTCCCAGGTGAAGAGCGGCGGACGGTCACGCATGGCTCGCTCCTCCAGGTGTCCGCGGTTGGCCGTCGATCGTGAACGGGATGAATTGATCGCAGTCGCTGCACAGCCGCGCATACAGCTTCGCGCAGCAGCCCATACGATGCGGCACGACGTGTTCGAGCCAGAAGGCGAGCGACAGCGACTCGCCGTCACACGCGCCGCAGTAAGTCGTCGCCGGATCGTGCGCGTCGGCGAGATCGTCGCAGTCGAGACACTCGCCGTTGTGGTCCGGCTGGTAGCTGGCGCAGGTCACCGGGACGCGCACGTGCACCGGCGGCGGGCTAGCTGTCGATGCCATCGACCCACCAGCGGTAGCCGCACTCGGTGCAGCGGTACTGCTCATCCTCGTAGGCGCCGTCGTTGGACTCCCACGGGCGATAGACGCAGCGGCCGCCGCACTTGGGGCACTTGGTCAGCGTCGGCCGATCTGTGCTGAACCTGCCCTCGTCGTCGGCGTACTGCTTGGTCTGCGTCATGGCCGTGCTCCACCGCTCAGTGCCCCTTCAGCACCCGCCGATACGCCCGCGTCGCCGTCTCCAGGACATCGAGGAGCTGCCGACTCGGCGGCCCGAAGACCTGCACGCCGAGGTCGCCGTGCGCATCCTCGATGATCACGGCCTTGATGTCGCCCTCATCGATCATCTGCAGCACCTTCGCGCGCACCTGTTCCGGCGTCCAGGGCATCGGGTGGCCCTTGGCGTCGATCGCCATGTCGTCGCGCTTCAGCATCAGCGCTCCTCCGGCGGATAGTCGAGCAGCTTCGCCAGCAGCTGCTCGGGCGTCACCTCGCCCCGCTCCGGCGCGACCGAGATATACACCTCGCTGCGCCGCGGACACAGCAGGTGCTCGGCGACCAGCGAACGCAGCGCGAAGAACTCCGGCCAGGTCAGCGTCAACGTGATCGTCCGCTCAGCCATCGCGCAGCACCCGCTTGACTTCGATCGGCACCTCGTTCAGCAACTGGATCGCTTCGGCGTCGAGCGCACTCGCGCCCCAGTTGAAGCGCGGCAGCGCGACGTCGATCAACGCTTCGACGCGTGCGAGCACCGCGCGCAGCCGCTCGATCTCACGTCCTCGCGCCTGACTCTCGATCTGCAGCTGCTTGGCGTGCGCCTCCAGCGCCTCCGCCTGCTTGAGCAGCTGTCGCAGCGTCGCGCTGCGCTGCTCGGACTCACGCAGGATCGGCACCAGGCTCGCCTGCAGCCGTTCGATCTCGGCGACGAACGACTCTAGCAGCCGGTACGCCGCGTAGATGTCGGCGCCGACGATCATGCCGCCGCCGAAGGTAACGATGAGTGGCCCGAGGATCTTGTCGAGCGCCGAGACTTCTGCACGACCGCGATCGAGAATCACCCGCGCCTGACGGAGATCATCGTCGATCGTCGCGTTGTGGCTCATGATCCGCTCTCCGCTTTCCGCGCCGCTCGCGCCGTCAACACTTCCTGCCGATGCTTGAACGCCACGAACTGCGTCAGCACCTGCAGATCGGCGAGCAGCTCCTCGGCGCTCAGCCCCTGCCAGATCTTCAACAGCTCCTGGTGCCGCGCCAGGCGGCGATGATCGATCGCGTCGAAGGGCGGATCGAGCCGGGTGGGCGGAGTGGGCATGCGGCGCAGCGTAACACGAGTGACCGGGAGTCACCGAGCGAGGAGCGCTGAAAATTTGTGCTGAGAAGATTTGCGCCACCTGAAAAATTTGTGCTGAGTCCGGGTGCATGAGCAGGGGCCCCACCGGCCGCCGGCCGCGCGGACAATGCACGCACCACACGCCAACCGCCCGCCCAGCTGCGCCAGCTGCGCCAGCGGCGCGCCCAGCTGCGCCACGTGTGCCGGAGCGGAACGCGGGCAAGGCGCGGGAACGGCGGATCGGCGGGTTCGTGGGCTGAAACGGCGCAGAGTCTGCCTTTCCCGAAAACCGCGCCAGCCGCAAATTGCTGACAGCGCGTGACTTAGCTAAACTGCGTCCGATAATAGGGGATTATGTTTACCTCGGCCTGAGCCGGCTCAGCCATTCCAGCTGGCGAGCGGATCGCCGCGAACTAGCTGATAGCGCACGGGTTAGCTCGAATCCGCGCGCACTCGCCATGTGCGGCTGCTGGGCTGTTTCCGCGCGGCTGGTCTCCGCGGCTGGGCTCACTCCC